GAAATGATTTTTGAAAGCACAACATATACGGATACAGATGCTTATGAAGTTGTACCAGGAGATGAAGTGGAGAATACTTTACGAAAATATAGAAAAGAATCCCTTCTGTCATAAATAAGGAGTAAAATGTTATGAGAGAAATAGATATTACAAAAAAACCAATTAATTGCTGCGATGAACTAATTATTGATGACGAAAAAAGAAGCATTGAAGCCACGTATGAACTGTGGATGGATGTGGATAAGTATTTTGGGACAAAAACAAGAAATGATCCTTCTGCGTGGGTTAATTTTTACACATTTTGGCATTTCGATAATCCTGTAGATATAACCGCTCTAATGATACTTGATGGAGACGATAGCTGCCCCAAGAAGAAAAAGAGTTTTTCCATAAAATGATGGAAGATTATTGTATGCAGAAAAATGGTTGTACGTTAAGAGAGTTTTTCGATCGAGAACTCGGATAGAATAATAAAATAGTTATCTTGATATTTTATATTCCTTGTGGTAGCATAAAAACGAAATCATGATGATGAAGGGTATGAAAAAAGATTTATACGTTCAAAAAATGATTTTGAGAAGGCATTAAAAAATGTGTTATCTAGTCGCAAAAGATCGGGAATCGCACGGATGTCTTGCTTTTAAAACGACACATGGTAAGCATCTTGTATAGCTGAAACGCAAATTAAATAGGACTGCGGGTTATAAAGGAGTGCAGATTGTCACGATTAGCAGACCAACAGCCTATGGAGAATATGCTCCGTACCAATTTGTTGATACAGAACAAGAATTTGAAATAATGACTATATTCATAAAAAGAAGACTCACACGTTTGATGTGAGTCTTTCTTCTTTTTTCACTGTTTCTGACTTATTTCCGATTATGATATTTATCTAATTTCTTCGGCAACAATAGAATTTTCAATCAATTCCCCTGCATCTTCAAATTCAGCTGCACACTGAACGCACAGCCAAGCATTTTCTGGTGCATCATCTAATGCTTTTTCTATAGCTTCTTCTTGTGAGGATGCTTCAACCTCACCAAGAAATTTTGAGAATACATAATTTCCGTATACTTTGTATTTCATTCTAACCTCCAATTTATTTTTTTACTTTAATTTGAGTCAATATGATTTCTGTCTTCCTCTTGCCGTATGGATATATCCGCTACTTTCAAATACAATGGAAGGACTATAGAGTGCCCTGTTGGTGTAAAGTGTATGGTTCCCAAATGTTGGTTCTTTAGGGTAATCTCGTGGTTCTGTAATTACCTGTTGGATTTTTCCCTGACTAAAGTAGCCGCAAAAGAAATGTATGAACTGTTGGAAATGATTGTCCAAATGCGGAGGTAACCAGTTATCACTTCTACAGAGAAAAACAACATCGTAGTTATGCTGCTTTAAAATAGATAAGTCTGTTGTGATTCTGTCAATATCAGTGTAGTCCTTTTCTTTATATAATTCCTCATAGTTCTCAGGAGCAATCCAAGTTATTTTAGTACCTGGAATTTCTTGTTTAATAAAGTAACACCAGTTACCACAATCTTGTATATCATTCTTTACATTATCATTGTAGTAGTCCGCATGGAAATCTACATTAACTATTTCTAACTTTTCTGCTCCAGAAGTACTAAATTGCTCCTGAATAAATCCATAGATGTATTCGTGGCTAAAGCAAGCCAATACTGGAATGTCCTGCTTACAGTTGTTCATGAATACATTTTCTACAAAGTACATTTCATTTGTTTTACATGTTACTGTCTTTATTAAATCTGCAGATGGCTTGAAGTCATACTTACCTTTCCAGACCTGTTGAGAAAGGCTTGGTTGTAAATCAAAACCATCTGGATATTTCATTAGAGCTTCTTTACTAGCATTTTGAAAATAATCAAAATCAATGCTTAGTACTCTAAAAGTTTTATTCTTCATGCTGTTACTCCCTATTGTTAGTTTCTTGAGGAATACAGTTCTGCATGAAATAATCTATTTCCTCTTTGTAAGCTTTCTGTTCCTTTCGGAATAACTGAGCTAAAGCGGAGAAATCATTATCTCTTGCAGTCTTCAATGCTTCGATGTATTCATTCCTATTTTTATCCTCGATAATGAAAGGAATGAGATCATTGTTTAGACATTCTCTAAATAAAATTAATCGTCCAGTCCTACCATTACCATCTTGGAATAGCTTCACGCTTATTATTTAATATTTCGATCAACTGTTCTTTACACAAAGACCTTATACTTCCATCTGAATATTTAATAAAATATCCGCCAAATGTATTTTGCCCAAAGTCAACTACGATAACAGCATTCTTTTTATCTTCCATTTGATTACGTTCCTTTCTTTTGGGTTTTAATTCATTACAACACAATAAATCGTAGTCTTCATCTCTAATCCTTTTTTAATTCCAGCCAATATGATTTCTGTCTTCCTATTGCTGTATGGATATATCCGCTGCAAATAGTAAATTCTACGCCAAGCAAAAAAGCTTTACTTCCAGAAATTTTGTAACCTTTTTCCTTTAAATGTTCAAGAAATTTTTTCATGATAAATCCTCCATATGTGAACCTCTTCGCCATTAGTATAGAGAGTAGCATCATCATCATTGATAAATGACATATCTTCCCATTCTGGAACAAGTCCACCTATTGGTATATTTTCATTATACTGTCGGTTCATTTCTTGTCTGGCTTCATCTATTGTTTTATAACTGTCATCGCAGTCGATAGAATAGCCGTCTGTGTGTATCAATATAAATTTCATGTTTTAATCCCTTCCGCCTTTTGTTTTACTTTCTAAAACTTCTAAAGCTTTTGTAAAATCAGTAGTATGTTTCCTGACAAACCAGCCTTGTCCAATCAAGATAGCCTCATGGCTATGCACAAACAATGGTTCTTTTGTTATGAAAAAACCAAAGCGATTAACAAATCCAAACTCCGAGATATGCGTGATCTCGTTCCAATCTTCGCAATGTTTTGCCGGATAAACATAATATCCATTTTGCTCCGCTTCTCTTATCCAGTTTCGAAAATCCATATCGCAATACATTAATCCTCCAAGTAGGATAATGCCGTCAGGAAGGTTTCCTTCCTCTTTTCCTTTTTTTGTTACGATAAGGTAATCTTCTCCAGGATATCCTGAATCTCTAAAATGATAACTCATATGTTCCTCCTTTAGTTTTTCTCCTTTTGTTTTAATCTGCAAACATTATAAAATAACGACTGATATGCTATTTTCCAAATACATATCTTTATTTTCAGAAACAATGATTGATAATTTTATTCCTCCTTCTCATCAATAGATTTGTTTCAAAGGTAGTATGATATTTTAGGAATAAAATAAAAAGCTGCTCTGAAAATTACTATTCAGAGCAGCTACCATTGTTTCTTTTTAAAACCTCTTTAATTTCTGGATTCTCTTTTTTTTTGAAATCTTCAAATAGATGGTACAGCTCCCGCAAACATTAAAAAATCTGTAGTGAATTTTTTTTGTCATTATTCACGCTTGACAATCAATCTCACTTTACCGAGGATTCGTCATTCCTTTCTTTTCCTTAATTCATCAACATATTCTTTCAAATAAATATCACAGTCAGCTGAACATCCAAGTTTACAAAATTCCCGAATCTCTTGATTTGTTAACTGATATTTTTTCTGATTATTTTCAAATAAAATTGGACATTTTCCTGTCATAATTTTATTTCCTTTCTAAAGTAAACCAATTTTTACGCAAATCTTAGTTGCTCTTGATCTTTATAAACAATCAATCCTCTCGCTCTTTCTCCCTGCTTTAAGTATCCACAATTTGCCTCTACCAATTTTTGTGCCATAATAGGAACTACACTATTTCCTATCCGGGCCACCTGTTTAGCTATAGGATATTTTTTCCATTTATAATCACGGTCAATAATATAATCTCTAGGAAAACCTTGCATTATCTTTAATTCTTCTGGTTTTAACATCCGTAAAAATATATCTGATATAATGTATTTTTCTCCTTTTATATCTAAGATTACATTAACTAATCCGAACCGGTCTTTTGTGGTAATTGTTCCAAGAGGAGTATCTAATTGCTGTCCGCATCCAGTCCCGTAATATTTGATTAAAAATGCCGATACTAGACCAAAATGCCCAGGAG